CTTTTACTAATAGTAATGGGTTTAACATTTCAAGAGCATATAAAGTACTCCATCCTTGACTCATTCCACCATCAGCATGTCCTAATAATTGAGTTGGAACGATTGGCATGTATGGTGCGTAAACAGCAGCACTTGACATTAAGTCATCACCGTTAACACCTAATACGAATGTACCTTCTTCAATATTTGGAGTTACGAACACTTTAATACCATCTAAAGTACCTGCAAAGAATGGACCGTTCATTGAAGAAACTGGTGCAGCTTTGAATCCTTTTAAGAATGGTAAGATTTCCATAACATCAGAAGCAGCTAACATATAGTTAGGCATAAATCTCTTTGTTCTGTCGTAAATAATTCTTGAAGCTCTTTTGATTACTCTATTGAAGCTTTCATAGTGTTCAGCTAATGAAATACCAACTGGTCTTTCGTCACTCCAACTTAATCTTGCTTCTTCTTTTGCATTAGCTACTAATAAATCAGTAACTTCTGTATCGATTTCGTAACTTAATTCAGCTGCAGCTTTTTCTGCTAATTGATCACCTAAATCAAATCCGTAATCTGTTTTTGCTTGGAAAGCCGCGATTTGTGAATAGTAAACTGCAACTCTTCTTGCTTTTGCTGTTAAGGCAATGTCTTTCATTTGGACATTAATGATTGGTAAATCATTTTGTGGAATTACAACATTGTCATAAGCATATCTGATTTTAACTGTTTCGCCTTCTGCGACACCTGTTACTTTAATAGCACCAGTAGCAGCATCAACTACTTCTACAGTAACACCAGATTCACCACCAACAACAGATGGCATCATTTTTTCTACTTTGGTGAAAATTGGGAACCATGCAACGTGTGCGGCACCTTCTGCACCAACTTTAACATCTTCAACAACTAATGAAGAAGTGTAATTAACATCAACATCACCTAAAGCGAATGGACTATTAATTACTGTACCTTGTTTTGATTGTCCTTTGTTTGAACCTAATGTGTATTCTAAGTAAGTAATGAAACCAGAAATACTTGTCATTGGTTTTGTGATAACTAATTCAGGAGCAATAAGATTTGGAACTACCACATTTGTTAAATTAAGGCAGAATTTCTTATATGCACCTAAGTCTGCTCTTTGTGTACCAACAGAGTTACTGAAACTTTCAGTTAAGAATCTGTTGACGTTATCTAATGATTGAGCAACTAATAATTTTCTACTGTTACTTAAGGTTTTACCTTCATTTCTATCTGAATAGACTTTTTCAGCAACAGTTAATCTTTTTGCATATTGTTCTAATAAAGTCATAACATTCTCCTATTTATTTTATACCGGCTAACATTAACAATGAATCATCAATTTCGTCCCCACTATTAACTGGGATTTTTAAACTATCATTTTTAGATTCTGTCATTACTACCTTTCTCACTTTGCCGTTGTTAAGATTGAAAGGTAATTTGTTTACTGATTTAAAGCCATCTTGTAAACTTTCACAAATTCTATCTACATCATCCATAGTATAACCATCTTTTGGTAATCTGGATTTAATGTCTTTAACATCTACTCCTAACATTACTGATTTTGATTCAATATATCTATTTGCTGCTTGATGAGCAAATTCCTTATATTGTTCTACTAATGTACTTTGTTTCTTAATTTGTTTTTGGCTTGATTCTAAATTTTCTTTTAATTGTTTAATTTCTTTCTCAACTTCTGATTTTTCACTAGATAATCTAGTAATTTCTTTATCTTTATTTGAAAGAGATTCATTTAAAGATACTCTATCAGAAATAGCTTGAGTTTTACTTTCAATCAATTCTTGAAGTTTTGAATCTTTAATTTTGAGTTCTTCTTCTAAAGAATCAACTTTTCCTCTTAAATCTTTTACTAAATGAGCTTCCTCACTTAATGTAACTAGAGATGATTTGTAATTATCAACTTCTTTTTCTAAACCACTAACTTTTGTATCACTAACTGCTATTTGTTCTTGAAGTGATTTTACTTGACCTTCTAATTCTGATTTTTGAGTTAAGGCATCTTGTAAACTCTTAATTAATTCATCTGATCCTTCATCATTGGCTTCTTCTGTTTCATTAACAGTTTCTTCAGAGGTTTCACTCTCTTCTTTATCTGCA